AAACGAATTGTATAAAATTATCTTTAAATACTCTATGTAAACTTATAGTTTTAAATAGATTTTTAAAAGTATCGTTAGAAATAATTACTACATTAGAACCATCTAAAGTTCTAGATATTGACGCATTATTATCTTTAAGTACATTTCTTATTTTAAATCTAGGTACTGTGCAGCCAGGTAAGAAAAATATTCTATCATTTTTTTGAATAGAATAGTTATCTACCATATCACAACTCAGATCAGAAATATAACTTAATGTACTAGTAGAAAATGTATTATCATTATTATTATTGATGTAAAAAATCTTTTCTTTTTTAATCATAAATAAAAGCGGGAGGTTTCCCTCCCTTAATTTTATTTAGAAGCCATTGTAATAACTTCCGGGTTAACTAAAAGTTTCTGAAATTTTTGTTTGTTTCCAGCTAGTAACTTTTTAACAATTACATACTGAAGATCTGCGCTTAAGAAATCTTCTCTCTCTGTACAAATTCTAATCAAACGATTTATCTGAGGTTGTGTAATAGAATTAGACTCAGAGTAATAAAGAGTATAGTTAATAAGGCGAGCAGTTACTACTGAAGCAATATCTGCGCGATAGTTTGTACCTCTACCAAAAGAATCTCTCATTTTCTTTATCACATTACCTTCGTTATCATCGAATAAGATTTCTTTAGGGTTTACAATTTTATCAAGGTTGTTATTGATAAACATCGTAAACATAGTAGTAAACTCTGAACCGGCCGAACCTTCACCAATCATTTGAACCAATGGTAATTCCTTAGAGAAATCTTCCAAAGAACTAATACAGTTAAAGAAGTTTGTAACACTTCTTGGGTTAACGTCTCCTTGGATCATATCCGGGTGTAACAACACAAAGTTTATACATCTTGTGTCAACACCGTCTTTCTCAGCCCACTGAGCCCAACAATCAGAATCCCACTTTAAGTTAACGCTTACAAAACGAGTTGTTTGAGCGTTATCCATAGTGTTAACTAAGTAGTTACCGTTATCCGGGTTAGCTGTAAGAATAATATGCCAGTCAGAAGGTAGTTTCCAGGAAATGTATTCGCCACGGTCAACTAATTCCATAATTGCTTGTAAAAAACGTAAATCCGCTCGGTTATAATCATCAATGATTAATATACCACCACCTTCTTTATTTGCAATCCACTCTGGAGGACAATAAGACATACGTTTGTTACCGGTAAAATTATAACCTCTTTTGGTATACTCTTCCGTAGCTTGTTCGTCAACCCAAATACATCCTGAATAAGTTGGTTGTACAGACTGTGTTCCAAGAGTTACCGATTCAGTAACAACATCATCTATCATTACAGTTTCTTCAACTTCTACTTCAACTTGTTCTTCTTCAGTATACTCGTAAGGCACCATTTTCTCTACTTCTTTAGTTACTGGAACCTGGGTAGTTACTTCTTTCATTGTCATACGACCATTTTCTAAAACCTGTTTTTTAACAGTTTTAGATTCCATCACTGTTTCTGTAACTAATTCTAATTTTTCTCCAGTTTTAGTAACCATTTGCGGAACAAACTTTTTAACCGTTTTAGTAACAGGTATTTGTACAGTTTTAGTTACCGTTTCAGTTACCGGTAAAGCTCTATCTACAGTTTCTTCGTACTTACATAACTCAAATTGTCTTACTGGAAAACCAACGAGATCACCTAACTCTTCGATTTGAGATAAATTCAACTTTACAAAATTCAAATTTAATTCATTAGCAAGCTGTAACGCTACGCTAGTTTTACCTAAACCAGATTCGCCCATAATTTCTACGGCTACTTTTTTCTTGTTGTTAACTTCAAGAAATCTGTTGTTTGTAATCATGTGAGTAAGGAACCCTTTTAGTTCATTACTGTTAAGATGTACTTGTTTTTTAGACATACTAATTCAATTGTATTTTTATTCCGGGTAATGATTCGTTAATAGATGAGCGAGAAGAATGAACCCACAACATTCTTCCTCTACTGTATTCAGGGGCTGGTGCTTCACCGTCAGTAAGATAAATCAGACACGTATACTTATGAACGTTTTCTGAATAGTATTCTACTACCGGATCGAAACTTGTACCACCGCGTCCATGTAATTTTATTTCTTTCTTTGGGTCAAATGGGCAAATATCTCTGATATGAGTATCGGCCTGTACCACAGTAATATCAGTTCCTGTTTTATGAATATGGTTTATTTCTTGAAAAAATTCAATTAACTCATTATTACTTACAGAACCTGAAGTATCTACCGCTACAAGAACGTGTTTCTTTTGTTTAATTTTTAATCCTGGATTTTCTTCGTATCGTTTACTAAGTTTTCTACGAGATTTCTTTGTATAAACTTTTACCGAAGCTCCCGAAAATCTTCTTAGAAAACCTTTCCAATCAAACTTAGGCGGTTCGGTATGATTAATTTTATCCAAAATGCTTTGAAATTCTCCAGGAATAGTACCTCTAGACTTTTTAACCTGGTCAGCTAATTCATTTAGTATATGACCTGTTTGTTTTTCAATAAGTTTTTGGGTAGCCTCGTCTAATTCTACTTCTTCCCAATCGTGTTGGGGAATATCCATTTCTCCAGGCTCATTACCAGCCATAACTATTTGTATAGTACCTTGACCCTCTAACGCAGCTTTTAAGTTTGGGGATGAATTATTCTTAGCAGCGGTCATCATTTTCTCATAATAAGAAATAGTACCTTCTTTCGGGCCAAGGTTTAAGTCTGGAAAACACTCCGGTAATACTGGATTTCCTGGTAACCAATCTCTATCAATGTATTGATTGATTTCACAATCCATAGCAAGATTGAGAATACGTTGATCAGAAAGATGGTTAAAATTAGTAAGATGGAAAAAACCAATGTGTAAGAGCTCGTGTTTAAGCAATCCCATTTTTTGTAAAGGGTTACATTTTTCCCAAAACTCTTCGTTTATTTCTAAACGGTAATTTATATCATTAATACTTACTGCAGCGGTAGGTACTTTTTTGGACCATGATTTGTTTAACATTATAAGAAACAATCCATAGAAAGGTTCTTTTAACATTAATTCTTTACAGACTTTTGCTAAAGATTCTGTTTTTTTATCCATCGATTTCTTCTTTTGTAAGTAAAATAGATTTGTCTTCGTATTCAACAGTTATGTTGAGTAATTGACCAAATTTAAAACTATCGACAAGTTTTGCAAGTCCTAATACAGCTGATTTAACTAAAAGCTTTTCATGTTCTGGATTTTTAGATCCTGTTTGATCATAAAGACTTTTTGTTGAGGTATAAGAAAAGTGTTTAGCAGATAATCTTTTATCAAGAATGTATTGATAAAACCCATTAGTTAAAACTTTCCAATCAAACTCAGGTCTATTAGAAAACTTTAATAACATAATTAAAACAATTACGTTTTTAGCGTAATCGAATCTGTCAATAACTCCAAAAGCCAAAGTAACATTTTCTTCGTCAGGAGAGTTAAGCATGTTTAATAAAGTATAATACTGTTCGATAGAAATAAACTCAATCTTTGTAGATGAGTTTTCCATAATCGCTTAGAAGTATAGCGTCAACAAGACCATCGTGATCTTTTGTGACTCTGTTTGAAAATTTAAGTACAACGTCAGGATGACGCCTTTTTACAGCAATTAAAGCCATAGCTTTAGTATCTCTTTTTTTAACACCTTTAACGGTTTTGATTACTTCATCAACCCCTTCAAACATCTGTTTTTGCCAAGCTTTAGGTGGTACAATATGATAAGGAATAGCCAAGCTTACACACAAAGCTTCGATAATACCAACCTGAAATCCCATACTAAAAGCCGTGGTTTTAGAAGATCCGAAAATAGGAGCTAGTTTTTCAAAAACTACAATACCTCTCATACCTTCGTAGTCAGAAAGAATTTTGTAAATACCTGAAATATCTAACTGATCTTTTACCATCGGCATTTTATAAGATGTTTTATCACCTTTATCGTTTTGAATAAAGATTCCTCCTTTTTTACCTATATCAATTCCTATAGAAATCATAAGTTATAACGGATAATCGTCCGCTTGCGATTTATAATGTACAAAAGAATCTTTAAGAAGGTATGTTTCGACAGATATGTAACACTTATCTAAAATAATCGGTGTAACAACTTCTCCTTCTTTCTCGAAATAAACGATTAATCCCTCACATTTATCTTCAGATAACTTATTTATTCTTCTAAATAATGGAGGTACTCTTAAAACAGTATGTTCCGGGTTATCAGAAGCTATTAACTTATCATCGTTATAAATGTTTGCAAAATCGTTTTCATATTTTACTACACAGTTTAAAGTCACTATCATATTTTAAACGAAGTTTACATTTTTTACAACGAAAATCTTGATCACTAGATAAATTATTACACTTCGGACACACTTTCATACCTAATTTAGAAAGTTTTGACAATGTTTTAGAAGAATGTTTAGTACGATTAGTTTCCCGTGGACCCAAAACCTCCCTTTCCTCTATCTGTTTCATCTAAGCTATTTACTTCTTGAAATTCAAATTCTTCAACTTTTTCTAAATACATCTGAGCAATACGATCTCCTACTTTAAAAGGAAACTTTTCGTAAGATGTGCCTTTATAAGCAGATTCTGTAGATGTATACGGAATACATTTGAATCTTAACTCGTACTCTCCAGTATAATCTTCATCACCAGTAGCAGGACTATTTTGTAATATCCATTGGGTTTTAGTAATACTACTGCGAGGTACAAATACAATTCTATACCCTGGAGGCGGAGTCATCTTAAGGCCCAGCTTACAACGATAATAATTATCAGACTCTCTAATAATTTCTGTACCAAATACATCCCAAGCACCGGCTTTAGGAGACATCTTTACCGGGAGCTTATTTCCTGGTTCTAATTTGACAATTTTTATATTCATGATTTAAAATGTTTTATTAAGATTGGTATAATTATTTCTTTTACTTTTTCAATCCCGTAATCCCTAACAGAATCTGATACATCTTTTGACAAAGGTAAATTCAAATATTCAATGTTATAATAGTTTTTATAAGATTTACTACCGTTTATACCGGCTGAATCATTATCAAACAAAACACCAATTTTTTTATAATGTACTTTATAAGCGTTTATATAACCTAAACGTATAAAACTAGTCTCAGAATTAGGGGCTACACACTCTATATTACCTATATTCAAACTTTTAAAAGACATCATATCTTTTAACGATGACATAATAAGTAAATAGTCTGTCTTATAAGTTAATTGACAAGTACCGCTAATAAAATCTTGTACATAATAAAATTTGAAATCAGAATCCGGAATATATATTTTATACAACATTCCGTATTTATTAAAATAACCATACAAAATTTCTCTTTTTATAGTAAAAACACCATTTATATTTTGAATAACAAATTCACTAAGCGGTTTGACGTTATAATAATCCAGGATAAATTTATTTATACCAAACTTTAACCAAAAGTTATAATTTTTATTTGTCCAATAACCAAGTTTGTAATCAATGATTTTGGTTTTACGAGATTCTATTTGAGTTTCGCAATTATATACTTTAGTATCATCGCTTTTATTATACGCTTCTCTAATAATAGAATTAGCTTCGTTAACAGATACGTTAAATAGTAATTTTATAAAAGTCTCTGCATTACCTTCTATTTTACGGTTGTAATCTATAAAAAAGTATTGCTGGAAATTATCATTGTATTTTAAATAAAAACTAGGATTCTTATCATTCGGATTAAAAGGAGATTTGATAGTTATACTTTGACCAACTAAATCAACATCTAAATTTAAAAAATGCTTAAAAATCCATTGAGACGGAATATCTAATTGTGTTGTCCTAAGCATTTGATAAAATAAGGGGAAAACTTTCGTTCTCCCCTCCCCAAATTAAACATGATTAAAGTGAAAATGTGTCGTCAGATATCGGTTCAGAGTCAGATTGACTAAACTCTTTAGGAGCTTGCTTTTTAATATGTTTAGAAGAGTCAAAAATTATCAACTTAGAGTTAGTAGCTCCTACGTTTTCTAAATTCTTTTCACCTTTAGCCGGTCTTACTAAGTTCAAATCAAAAGCAGGATAACCTTGCTTGTTGGTATATTCTCTACCTCCAACACACAAGTTAAACATAACACCTTTGAAAGGTTTTTCTATATCAAAACTTTCCATTAAAGATTCAATAGTATCGTGTTTGTTATCTTGTTCTTCAAACCATTTTACAGCTTCCGGACCGCTTTCTACACAAACGTTTTTAACGAATTTTAAGATATCCATATCTCTAGAAACAGCGATACCAGTTTTAGTAGTACCGTCAGCATAAGCGTATTCGTTTGATTTTACATAAGCCACTTGACCTTTGTATTTTTCACCTTCAGGATTTCCTTTGTCTACAGGAATTCCTTGGAAACCTTCAATTTCAGAACCCTGGATAAATAACGAGATGTGATAAGAACCTTCTTTAAAAGGGAATGGTGCCAGGGCTACAGATAAAATTTCAGCCTTCAAATTACCTGGTTCGAATATTTTAGATAACGAACCTGTGTTTACATTCTTTGTACTTAAAGCCATTTTTGTATAGTTTTTGTTAATTAATCAATATAAATTTTGTCCCAGTAAGTAACTAGTTTATCATCTTTTAATTCAGAGATGACAAATTCTTCGTTTCTTAAATGAGGAGGACGAGCCCCACACGCAATTTCATCAGTAGTTTTAAAAGTTATTTTATTAACTCCATTTTTACGATAGAGATAACCTATCGCGTCCGACTGTGAGGTACTTATTCTTTTTAATTTACCGGTTAAGTCTAAATCAAGAGAACTTACTTCTACACCAGCTTTGTCTAGCAAAGTATCTTTAACGTGTCCTACAAGAATAGTTCTTGGGGCCCATGTTTTGATAAATTCTACAACTTTAGTAAAAGCTTCTCTAAGATAAAAATAACCACCACCGTTGGGTAAATTAAGTATACTACCATAAGTAGCTTTACCGCTATCTTCAGCTAGGGTTCCGTCTAGTTTTTTCTTAAACCAGTTTTTACCCATACTTGTCTTAGCGTAAAGCTTTTCAGCATAAGGTATACACATTTCTTCCAAAGCTGTTACAGTATCGACTGCGATATACGTATAAGGATTACCAGCTTTCTTAATAGCTTCACCTATTTGTTTAATTTCTTCAATACTTGACGCATGAATTTTCATAGCATCAATACCGTCTGTACCTTTTTCAAGATCAAGAATTAAACAATTATCTAATTCTGCTAAAAGAGTTGTTTTACCTGTTTTAGGCTTGGAAAGAATAATAAGATTACGAGGACTCTTTATAGAAGCCGGTATCTTAGTTGTTGGTAATACAATATCGCTCATTAAAGTAAGTTTTCTTTTCTGTGCTTGGTAATAAGATCGTTAAGCCATTCGTGAGAACTTTCCGGAACTTTCAAATATAAGCAAGCAAAATCACGAGCATCCAGATCTACAATTCGACAAGTTTCCTCGTGTGTAAATTTAGGTGATTTAATTGTATTTTGATCAGATATACTTTCTTTTTTTAAAGAACCTATTTCAAAATCTTTTGTACTAATTTTTTCTTTAACTTCCGGCTGTTTTATAACCGGTTCATCTTTAGGAGCTTGTATTTCAATAAGTTCTGTAATAGGTACAAGATACCTGAAACCCGTAGTTTGTTCTAAAGGAATTGATTCGTATTCTGTTTCAAAATGAGGGTTATATCTCCATTTCCATAACCTTCTTTCAGGATCTTCTACAGTGTTATTAATCGAAGCAAATTCAATATAAATATCTTCAGCTCTTCTAAGTTCGCTTATAAAAAACGTAATAACTTTAGATATATCACCAGTTTTTTTTGGAAAAGCTAGTTTGGGTAAAAAATAAGCATTCGGAAGACCGAGTTTTTCAAATGTTTTTTCATGATGTTTTCTCATCTCAGCCGCGTTTTTCTTTTTTTCTTGCGGACTTACGGGTTCTGGATACATTCTCATAATTTAATTTTTGATTGTGTAGGTGGGGTAGCCATCTCTTCGATTCTCATGTTTTCAAATACAGCTTTAAAGAAACTCATTCTAGTATCTCCGTTACGACATTTAAGAAAATGAGCTACAAGAATACTATCGTCTTTAATTATAAATCTTTCCGGACCGTAATATTCAATTTTTCTCTGAGCCGGTCGGTTAATACCGATTAACATATCAGCGTGTTGTAACAAAGCGTCACCACCAAATATATCAGAATCCAAAATAAAATTACCATACTTACCATTTTCAGCTCTTTCAGGGCTGTCAACATTTCTATTTAGCTGACTAAGAATTATAAATATAACTGGTAGTTTTCTTTTAAGTCTTGTTAGCTCTTCACCAAGTTGATATAACATTTCGTATTTATCTTTATGGTTGTAAGACTTGTTTAAAAGAATTGAGTGATCTAAAGTGACTACAAATTTTGTTTTGTGTTCTTCATAATAATTTGAAATAGTTTCTGAAAATTCTTGTACTGTACAAGGCGTGTCTACAATATCAATTGGAAGATTTAATCTAGAATCTCGGTATTGTTTACACAATTCAAAATCATTAGGATTTAGTTTATAACCACCGGCGCTACACAACTCTTTATAAGTTTTTCCTAACGAAGCAGAAAATTCTCTAATAGCTGATACACGTCCGATCATTTCAAACTGAAATTCTAAGATTCTAAAATCTTGATTAGGATTTAAGTTAAACGACTCTCTAATGATTTGATCTTTTAATAAAGTCTTACCACTACCGGGCCTACCTCCTATAACTACCATAGAGTTCCATTCTATACCGTCTACACCAGCATCATTAAACTTAGACCAAGGTGTAATAAAACTTGTAGTTTTACCTAAAGCTCGACTTCTGAGATATTCTAAAGATTCTTGATAAGCGTTTTCTTTAGATTTCCATCTTTTTACTCTTAATATCATACAATACGCTCTTTAATAAACGATTCGTTATCATCGGTACCGTTCATATAGTTTTCACAATAAACAGCAAGATCAGACATAAACGTTTTATCAGATTCTTGTTTTCTTATAAAGAACTGAGATGTTCTCATATAAAGCCAGTTTTTTCTTTGGTATTCGTTTACATATACCACAGTAGCTTCTAATATAGTATCCCAGGAATAATCATAAGTTTCGAAAAACCATCTAAACGCGTTTTCTATCTGTTTTCTATCAGATCGTGCGTACTTACCGTTCGGAAGTTTTATTTTAGGAAACAGCGATAAGTACTTCACAATATTATTTTCAAAATCATTACCCAACAATGTAGCTGACGTCTTTTTTTTACTTATTCTAAAATATTTATCCATTTTGTCAATAAACCTTACAGCGTCATCTGAAAGTTTATTGTCATCGCCAACCCATCTCTTACCTTTAAGAGTGTTTAATTCATTAGTAGTATTTATAAGAACCGGAGCTATCGATTCCCTCATACTACATAAAAGATAAAATTCGTTAGGCGTTATTCCCTGGGAGGTAATCTGATCGAAAAATTCCCTTACATCTACATTAACAGACATTTTTTTATATTTACAACATGAATAAAGACTTAATTTATATTTTAATAATCATTACATTAATTCTTATAGGGGTTATTTTATTTAAAAAAACCAATACAACCCCGTCCATCACTGATACTACTGAATATGATAAGCTTCGTAAAAAATATGATTCTTTATATGTTGTAAAATTCGAAGAAAGTCTGTTTTATCGTTATAAAATAGATAGTTTAGAATCTTTACCAGAAAAAATTAAATACATAAATGGAAAAACTAAAATTGTTATTGCTGATGGTTCTGTTGCTATTCTCGATAGTATCATTCGCTCAGAATCTGGAATTGGATTCTAGTAAAACTTATACTAAATCAGAGCTGAGACAGATAGCTTTTAAGCTAATCGAAGGTAAAGAATGTTGTCAACTTTTACAAATTTTTGAGCAATCAAGTTTATACAAAAATAAACTTATTGAGACTCAGGATTCTATAATTGTTTTTAAAACATCTTTGTCCGATGAGCAACAAAAACTTATTACTAAGTTTAAAGAAAACGAGATAGAATTTCAAAAAGCTCTCAAAAAACAAAAAGTAAAAACTAAATTATCAAACTCTTTATGGGCCTCTGGACTATTAATTTTAGTAGGAGGAGCTGTTGGAGTATTTGTTACCAAGTAATAGGTAATTTGTTAAGTCCGATAAGGGCCTCGTTTACCTTAATAAATAACTCGTTCGACTCCCAGTTTTTTAAATTATTATGAGCAGCGGATGCCGGATGAGGGGCGTAAAAATTAATTGAATCTTCAGGAATTAATTCATGATATCTAACAGATTGTTTACCAAGAAACATATAAACTATATCAGGGCGATCGTTACCGATAGTATCAAGCAAAAAAGTAATAAACGGTTTCCAAATATCAAAGTGGCTTCCGGATCTATTGATTGTGGTTGTAAACGCAGAGTTAATAAGTAATACACCTTGGTGAGACCAACGCGATAGATTAACGTCCCGCTTATAACTTTCTCCAGGATATACAGATCGTTCGATTTCGTCAAACATATACGTAAGAGAAGGTTGTTCTTTACCGGTATTACTACACGAAAAAGCTATACCATCGGCTACTGATGGGGTTGGGTACGGATCCTGACCTATACAAACAACTTTAACACTATCGTAAGGGCACTCTTCGAAGGCCCTAAATACTTGTGTCAGTTTTGGGGTAAATCTTTTACCATCATTTACTTCTTTTACTAAAAATTCTAAGATTCTATCAAAATCAGAACTCAAAATAAAAGACTTTAACTTATTACTCCAACCTGATGGTTTAAGTCGTTCGTTAAGTTTAATCTTTATTTCAGAAATATCTATAGTTTTACTACTCATTGTTTCTCTTTTACAATTTCAATTAATTTTTTAAGACATTCAAGTTCTGCTTCTTCGTAACTCCATGTAGGTAATCCTCTATCAATGATTGCTTTTTGATATACTTCAATAAATTCTTCTTGTTTTATTTCTTTAATCATAGAAATATAACCTAACCCATCTCCCCATAAAGTTATCTCAGCAAATAAACCATACTTCTCTCTAAACCATTTAAATGCTTGTTGGTAAAGTGGTGCTTGTATTATGTTTTCAGATGTAGATTTAGTTGATTTATCTATAATGAGCATTTCTTCGTCTGCAAACCACCAACCAAAACAAGGTTCATCAAATCCAAGTTCTTTTAAAGCTAATGCTTGTTTATACAGAATAAATTCTTTATTCATGTTATTGTTTAATTTTTATAATTTTACATTATGAGTGAAAAAATTAAATACGATACAATACTACCTGAAGCTATTATAGAAGTAAAAATTTCAGGAGGATTTTATAAAAGACTAACCGAAGCATTATTAATGATTTCGGAAACCAAAACACCTGATGAGTTTAAAGAATCTCTTGAAAAAATAAAAGAAAATATTTCTCCAAGAGATGCTTCAGAAGCCTGTATACACGCTTTGTTACCCTTAATCTACGCTATAGAAACTAGCGCGAAAGAACAAGGTAAAATAACTGTACAAGAATTTGACCCAGGGTCAATACCAGAGGATCAGAAAGAATAATTACTTCTTATGATTAAAAGTAAATACATCTTCGGATTGTTGTTGTAAGCTAAGAAGTTTAATACTATAGTGTTTAATACCAACTAAATGAGATAACCTGTATACATAATTACCACTAATAAATTTTATGTATTCGGAAGGTTTAATACCTATATTTTCACAAAAGTCTTTCTTATCTATTTTATAATTAGAATGTAAATCTTTGATACTAGCTACTATTTGAGACTGAGCACATAGATATCTAAAATCTAAATCAGAAAGTTCGGATATAAATCCGTTAATAAGTTTTGTCGATACATTTTCCATTATCTTAAGTTTAAATTTACAAAATCACCCATTTCAATTATTTGTTGAATTACTAAATTAAGTTCGTCTTTAGAAGCGTCACCAAGAGATTTACAAAACATAAATCTTTCGTTATCAACTGTTTTTACAAAACATAATCCAACTTTTTTCTTTATCTCAAGTTTTAAATCTTCTACCGACTGACCAGTTTCTATTGATAATTCTCTTATACAAGCATGTATTTTTGATAATTGAGCCAAAGTTCCGTTGTCCGGACTAGCGTCAAACATTACTGATATCTCATGACCTTCTTCTAACTTATCAATAAATTTTTCATAAATCTCTTTTTTTACATCAGAAATATGAACCATTTTACCATTTTTTTTAACAAGTTTTGTTTGTAATAATTGGCTACTCATAGTTACATCCAGGTTTGTTTTGTTATTTTAATTTTATCATTTACTCTTTGCCATCTTTCGAACCATTCTCCCCATTCACCTCTTTTACTTCTCGAAACAAATACGCAGTTGTCTACACTTAAACTTACCATTCTATCAAGTTCTTTTTTTAAAGTCTTATAGTCTTTAAATACTTCTGTTACATTAGAACTTTTAGATTGACCGTTACGATAATCCCTAATACTTTCCTCTGAAGTATAACTAGCTTGTGGTTTGAATTTAGCCATAGTTATTTTCAATATTTATATCCATATTATCATTATTTTCATTATGTGCTTGACAAGGATTCATTCTTTTAGCTTTATCTTGATGTATTTTTAATAATACTTCTTTACCTTTACTTAATTCTTTCATCTTATTCTTTCCAAATTGATCAAACCATTCTTTTAAAGGTAATCTAGTTTCTTCATCTGCATTAATTAAAGTATAAGCAGCAAATTTAGGTAGTAGTTCTAAAAATTCTTCTTCACTATACATTCTTTCAGCTTGCCATTTAGCACCTTCAATATATCCAAGTTTATATGGAAAAATATGTTTTTGTGGTACAATTGGGTTTTTACTTTTAAAATCATTAAAAGCATTATCAGCAGCTTCTTCAAGAGTTTCTTTATCTTTCATCTTATTTCTTTTTAAATTGTTCAAACCATTTGTTGAATACTCCAATTAACAAATTATTTCTACCCATTGTATAAGCATCTTTTGCTATTGTTTCTACTTCTTCCTTACTATACATCCTGTCAGCCTGCCAAATAAGTTGTTCAGTTAATTTGCTTCTACCATAAAAACAATTATCACAAGCACAATCTTTTTTAGAATAATTACCTGTAGCTTCAACTTCTTCTTTATCATAACCATATTCTTCTTTTATTTGAAAGTCAGGATTTCTTCTGTCATAATAACAAAGTTTTGTTAAGTCTATTTTACCAGCTTCTTCAAGCGTTTCTTGTCTAGGAAACCATTCTTTATTTAATACTATTTTAAAAGTTTGTCTACTAACACCAGGTACTTCTTCTTTAGGTTCTTCTTGTGGAATTATGATTTTGTAAGAATAATAAACACCATTTAAAGGATTAGCTCTTTTAGTTTTATTAGGTTCAAAATGTTGTTTTTGTTTTACTTCAACATACTCACAACTTGGATTCTTAACAAACCATTCTAAAAACTCATCATCAATAGCTTGTACACCATCTTTGATTAAGTCTTGGTCTGTTGTTAGGATTATTTTTTTGTACCAAAATTTATCATCATGTTTTTTAGAATCATATCGAACTATATAATTGTACTCAAAGTTAAAAACCCAATCTTCTTCTTTAATATTTTCATCAGAAGTGGTGTAGATATTATAGCTTGTAACTGGGTGTCCTTGCCTATCCATTAAATCACTGAGATATAAATCTATGCCATCGTTAAATAACCTACTTGGTTTATCTGTTGGTAATAAATGTATGTTTTTCATAATTTTTAATTTTTAGTAGTCAGGACAGGATTCGAACCTGTAATTATGGAGCGTAAACTATTTACCACATACCTTTGTAACGATAGCGTCTACCAATTCCGCCACCTGACTAAATTTGACTGTCTTTCCAATCTGTCACTCGTTAGATTATGCTCTCTGGACTTTATGAGTTAAGCCCTGTTAACCGTAAGCATTTCGGTTCGTCTGCAACTAAATGTAAACCTGTGACGAATTTTCCTTATCGTTTACACCTTGCTAAGTAGTCAGGACAGGATTTGAACCTGTATCCACCCGTTGTTTAACGGAGTGCCTCTGTCGCCAATTCAGCCACCTGACCTGGTTCACCCTTGAGATTCGTTACAGGTAACTAGAATATATAATCTAGATGAGATGTTTTCCCACGACATTTCGTAACTAGTTTTCCTCTCAATAGTAATAAGTTAACTACTACCCTCCTCCTTTGCGCGGCTGCAGGTCACGACTAAGGAAGCGCTTTCACCAGTGATTTCTTTAAGAAGGTTTTTCCCCGGATAGTAGCTAACCGTTTTAATAATGTAATGTTTCCGGTTCCGTTGTATCAGCATCGCTATACTTTCGAGAGTCTCAATGGTCTCACATGTTGTAGCCTCAACTCATCCCTCAGCGGTTTTATCAAGAGGTATCTTTAACACTACAAATCGTCTATTGGAGTAGTATCGTTTTCATCAATTGTAATATCACTTACTTCTTCAGAATTTTCTCCAAGATCTTCATCTACTAAAATCATAAATCTAGATAAATCAAAGAACGTATAGGGTACACAATCAGAAAGATCTTTTTCTTTAAGTTTTACCGCAAGACCGTCGTGAAATTTTAAATTACTAACATGTACAACAGTATATAACTCACCTTCCTTAATCCATTTACTATTAGGTATTGTTTCAGGTTTGTTTTTATCATCGATACATAATACCTGGAATGGAACAATAAGTCTAATTATTTTCTTCGACATCTTCTAAAGGTTCTGGCTCATGATCTAATAATGTCGAAAATTCTTTGACAAAGTGGCCTTTTTCTGAAGATTCTTCTCTAAGAGTTTTATGATACTCCTGTTCTTCAGCGTTTTTAGCTAAAGTTGATATTACTTTTCCAGGAGAAAATTCATCATCGCATAAAATAATATCGATGTGTAAATCATCAGAAGCGCTTTGAATAGTAGAAATCATAAGGTTAGTTTTAACCCCGTTTTTTTCAATAGATAACGCTGTAGTAGCCATAAGAAGTTTTTACAAATTTAAGCTATTCTCCAGACTCTTAAACCTAAATATTCTTTTTTATCGTTGTATACTTTAGAAACACCAAGTATTAATTTAGGAGTATTTTTATCTACTCTATCATCCGTATATCTTCTACGGGTAGTATTAACAAGATTACTAGCTTCCTTTTCTGATATTAATATAACAGAAAGATATAAATTATTAGATCTGTCAGTATTAAGTTTAAAGCACTTTTCGATAAATGCGTCAACTAATTCAGAATTTCTACCACCACTTTTTTTATAAAAATTACCTTCTTCAATAAGAAAAGCTTTTTCTACAAAAGTTTGTAAATCTGTAATTTTTTTTTTAGATGTACTCATAACCATTTAATTTTTGTTTGATCAAAATCTTTTAAAGCAGATTTTACCCATTCCTCATCTATTGTATTTTTATAACAAAGAACGTGTATATTAGAACAGTCGTCAGGGTTAAGTCGTAATAGCCGACCTATTCTTTGACTAGCTTTTTTTTCGTTACCGTAAGCATGTAAAATGATACCTATCTTAAGACCCGGGATATTTATACCCTCGTTTAATTTAGCTACACAACTAAGTTTAGTTATTTTTCCAGATTTAAAATCCTTTAAATTTGTGTCTCCGTCCGGATGACCTGAATAATAACTTTTATTACAAAGGAGATCTGCCTGCTCTTTTGTATTAGTAAAAACTATTGACTTATCTGTAAACGATTGGAATAATTGTTTAGCGTATATAGTTTTTGAGTTAAATCCCATCAACGCTTTCATACGCATTAAACGAGCTTTATGTAACTTATTACCAGATTCAGTATCTGTTAAATTAGTCCAAAAATTATAACTATTTACCTCACTGGTATACCATGTTTTACCAGACTTACTTGTCATTTTTATGTTTTTATCAGAATCTAATGATAGACTATGAATTATAATACGATAATCATTTAAGATATGATCGTTTACAGCTTCGTCTACCATATATTCATAAACCATAGGACAATAAGTATCTACTAAAATACCTTTCTCAGATTTTTTAAACCTGGGAGGTGTACCTGTTAAACCTAAAATTTTACCAGAATAAGATTTTAACCATTTTGAATGACTAGCTAATAAAGAATGACATTCGTCTAGATAAACTATATCATAATCAAGATCTTGATTGGGTAAAGAACGATAAGTAGAAAATTCAACATTTTCTTTTAGGAAAGACAAATTAAACTTATCCATTTCTTCAAGATACGTTTGAAAAATATCTACTTTAGGAGCCACAACTAAAAACCGAGAATAATCGGTATAGTTTCTGGCCATGTGTTGTAAAGCAATATAAGTTTTACCAACACCCATAGATATAGCTATACCACAACGAAATTTATTACCTATTATAGATAATGCTTCATCTTGTATTCCCCCTTTTAATTGATTTATCATTTTTTCATAGTATTTAAAACGTGATCCTTAAGTTCTTGAAGAGAATTTTCAGAAAGTTTAACGGCTTGAATATACTGAGTATTACTTTGTCTTTTAACAGGTAAAATAAGTTTTTTAATACCTGAAAATCCTTCATAACTTTCTACAGTGACTCCGTTACTATGACTTCTATTAACCGGAGATACATGTAAATAATAACCTCTTTCTTGAGGTCTGCCTGTAAAGTAATTCATACCTCCGATGTCATATTTTACCTCAATTCTTAATTCTTTAGAACTGTCAGGTACAGATTCGTATTTTTTCATAGCTACTTTTTAAAAATCCAATCTAGAACTTCTTCTGAATAATAAGAAGTTGTCATACTGGAAAGATACATATACATATCGTTTCTTGCATTGTAATTATTAATTCCAAAAGATTTACGATCTAATTCTTTAGCTAAACTTTGATCAGAGCTTTTACGAGAACCTTTTGAGTAATCCCATTCTTTTTGAATAATAGTTACAGTATCGTTTTTAATTTCTACAGTAAGTACTCCACCGGCCATATACTCACCGATTTTCCAGGTCTTTGTTCTAGAAGCCATCTTTCAACCAATTATAAGCTGTTTTAAAATCAGGAGTTAATTTATAAGATTTTGGATCAATCTCATTTTTACTTCCTGTTTCTTTAATTACAGGTATTACTTCTTTATTGTAACGTCTGTAAGATTTTACTCTACCAACTTTAATAGTTGTGTTATGATCCTTTTTAGTAAAAAAAGAATTATGTATGCAATAAATAACGGAGTTTATAGGATAAAACTCTTGTTTAGCTTTTTTTGCCATAAATAGTTTTTACAATATTAGTGTAAGAAGGGCCCGACGATTTGTAAACATTATTGAAATTAAATTTATTCTGAAGATGTACGATTATATCATCAACTTTTTCAGAATATTGATCACAACAAGTCACAAATAAATTAACTTTAACTTTTTTAGCTTCCTGAAGTTGTTTTAAATTACAGTCAACGGCATACTCTAAAAGCTCTACTGAATGAGAAGTAATTTTAAAATCTCCTTGCCAAGGGTTTTGAACATTGGTTTCACCTTCGTTATTAATTAAATTAATAGGTCCTAAATCAGGAAAATAACCTTTACCGTGACGTGTCAGATAAGATCTCATAACAAGATTTACTTCTGACACCTTAGAAACAATATTCTTCACAGTAGTATTACTACGAGTAACGTTAGGAAAAAATCCATCATGTTGATCCAATAAAGTACCTTGAGCTCCTTCGTAAATCGGAGTATGTATCTGTAAAATAGAAGAATCAGTCAGTTTAATTACTCTTGACATTTCTAAACACATTTTGATAAAATCGTAATTTACGGGCGGAACTTCTTTACCCATTTTTTCTTGATAGTAATTACGAATTGCTTCAACCTTTTCTTTAACAACATTTTCGTAAGCAAGGTCTTTAGCGTAAAGACAATAATGATCCGCCTGGCGTTGAAGAGTTGTACCAAATCCCATACCTACTGTACCTCCTATCATAGATACTGTTTCACGATTAGCGTATAAGTCGTAAGGAGTAGTTACCGGGCAGTAAGGATTTACATAAATAACCGGCTCAATACCGTAACCTAAAAGTTTACTTCGTTCATTAAAGAAAGAAGCAGGATAAATAGTACAGTGTTTTGACCAATACGTTGGTACTCCTTGTAAAGTACCTGAACCAAAGCTTGAAAAAACATGCTTGCGTTCTTTATATACTACGGTATGACCAGCTTGATGACCTCCGTTAAATCTTACCACAATCGGGTTTAAATTTTTACTCAAAGCTTGATGACAAAGATAAGAGGTTACTAACCCCTTACCCTCGTCACCGAAACCTAATCCTATAACTGCTTTCATAACATGTGAGGCGTGTTTGAAATATCTGTTTTTGAATCATTTTTAACATCCTCAGAAACAGTTATCTCTGAAGCTTTTACTACTTGCTCGTTCGTTTGAAATTTTCTTTCGTTTTCGATTACAAGGTTAGCAATAACATTAGGAACTTCTTTATAATCGTTTACTTCAATTAAGTTTTCACCTAAAGCTTCTTTCCATAAAGGATCTAAACTTCGACCATGATTAACATGAATATGGAATACATGATTCTTTTTACGAGCTTCTTCGAGTAATTCCAACCAATTGGTGTTATCTTGAATTTGACACGTACTACCCATAATACTTTTTGCAGCATTTAATGGAAGATTTCGTAAACAAGGTTCGTCACCGATAGTAATTACATATCCTTTCTTGCCTCTTTTATCAAAAGCATCAGTACGAGTATGATAAGCAGCAAAATACCAGGCAAGTAAATAGCTTTCACCTTTATTACCACCACCTTTACCTTCAAGATAAGTTCTGGTAAGCCACATATCTAATTCAGCATCGCCTGATTCAAACTGAGCTATCTGTAAAGGATATGAATCATATTCGTGATCACCAATGGAACCGAACATTAAAGCGGCATCTTCTACACCTTTCTGAATTAAATTACTCATTAAAGTTGGTAAACCTTCTTTAATCAATTCGTGAGGAATATGACCCATACTACCGGTAACATCCAGGTATAGCTGGATAGGAACCGTTTTAGGATGAGTTTCTGAATCACAAGATTCTCTTACTGTTACACCTTGAGAAACCATGTCTTTATGGGCTTTTCTTTCAACGTTTTGAGTAAAAATTTGGTTAACATTTTTAGTGGTGTAACCTTCTAAATTAGAACGAGTCGCTCTATTATCAACTGAATAAGATGTATTTCCCATTATTGACCTCCGAATAAATATTTGTAACGTTTTCTAGCAATTTCTAACAAAATCTCAAGATTGCGTATTTCTACACCAATTTTAAGATCTTTGTCAACAAAGCTTTTAGCATCGAAATCTGAAGCAAGCACCAAAGAGTTAGCGTCAGATGGGCTCAAGTCTAATAAACCTTCTCTTTCTCTGGATAATCTTTTGATTTTCATCTCAAGATCTTCAATTTCGCGTTTGTAAATCATTTCGGCATCTTCCGAAATAGCTGTCGCTCTGTCTTCACGAATTCTTTTATTATTTCGTTTAAGAGAGTCAGCAAATGCTCCTCCGTTTCCGGTAATAGCTGTTCCTGTAGTTTCAGTTAACTCATCAGGACTTAAAAATAATCTTTTCATAAATCGTCTATTACTTGTTTTGTTTTAAGTTTTGTAATTAAACACTCGTTAGGTTCTATATCATCACGCAATCCTAGAAGGATAGGTTGATACAATGATCCTGAAGGATAATAATAAAGGTATCTCACCTCCACTACCGAGTCCACCTTCGGAAATTCTTGATTCGGATAAACAGTAACATTTCCAACAGGTATAAGTACTCCGTTTGAATACACTGCAAGTTCTATCGAACTTTTACTGGAATGATGACCAATCACAATACAAGAGGCTGTACTGTAAAATTTGAATTTTAACTGATCACCATAGGAATTTGGTCTACCCGGAGAATACAATGAGGATGCTTTTTTAAATACAATACCTTCAGCGTTTTCTTGTACAAGTTTTTGGTATAGTTTATACTTTTGTTGCGTAGTAAAAGCCGTTGGTACAATCTTTAATACGTTTTTGTCTAATCTATTCTCAAGATTCTTTAAAAATATATATCGGTCAATATATTTTTTAGGTAAAGATAATGTGTCAAAAATATGTACAACATCACCAATTTCTTCACCATCTAAAACAACATTAGTACCGATTTTAGAACAAGCTTGTATAATTATATCAGAAATACCGACAACTAATCCTTTGCGATTAATAGCATCGACTCTACCGTCAAAGTTTACATCTAAAATTCTACGTTTTCCGTCAAACTTTTCCTGGGCTATAAAACTATCGTCTTCAAGATATTTTATTAACTCAGACTCATCGATCGGATTTAATAACTGTGGTCTATGACCTGAATCAGTTTTATCTACATGTTGGATAATAGGTTTACCAGAGGAATCTTCTACATAACCTTTACCTTTTTTTTCAGAAACCAACTTATCATATATAGCTTTAGCTTTACCATAAGCTACGGGAAGAGTTGTTTTAGTACCTGGGGTTAAACTGGTACCTCGTCTACCATAAGCAAAAGTAACTCTGTAACCAGAGCCATCTTGTTTTAAATACGCGTGATAAACTTTATCGCTACTTCCTTCGCGATAAAATAGATTTACACTTTCTTCTTTCATGATCTAGAATTAAGTTCTTCAATAGATTCTTCTCCTTCACCTTGTCTAAGATGAGTATTATCAATAATTTTTGCGTATTGAATATTATAATTAGTTTCACCCTTACCACACTCTATAAGAGCGGGTTCATCTACTATTAAAAATTTAACTTGTTTACCGTGACTGAGTAAAAATGTGAAATCATCAGGATGTAATGGTAGTTTATTAAACCATGAAGCATCGTCTCCGGCTTTTTCTGCTTCATACTCTATTACCCAGGAATCATTATCTTCTAATAACGTTCCTTGAATTATTTTCGATTTCATATTCATCTTTTAGTAAAGGATTAGTTTTATCAATTCCGTCTCCTTTATGTTTAATCCATAAACCAGGAGGATCTCCTTGACCGTCCCATATTTGTAAGGCCGCCAAAGCATTAAATTTATTAGAGTAACAATATCTACCTTGATAACCAGTAATATCTATATTATAAACAAGACCGTAAGTAAAAGCGTATTTTTGTACACCACAATAACCTTTTCCTTGAATATATTTTACTCCTTCAAAACCTAACTCTTTAAAAAATTTCTCAAGCTGTTCACTCATAATAGTCGTTTAAAAAATATACCTTATAGTATTCCAGGGTATAATCTTATCATGTAATTCAGTCCACTCTTTGATATACTGAGCTTTTAGGTCGTGTTTATACCTTATATTTTTACCACCGTACTGTGATATTTTATCTTCCTGGAGCTCTGGTCTCCATAAAAGATGTTCTCCTAGTAAAGAATGTCTAAGATTATACTCATGTTTACTTTCATTATGAGTTAAGAAGATTACTTCAGCTTTAACTTTATCTTTATTTTTTACTATAGCAGAAACCTGGTTAAAAAGTTCTTCATATTTTTTAATCCAACCGTATGTTACAATAACAGGAGAAAAATTTATGTGTACATCATAACCAGCTTCTATAAACCTATCGATAGCTTTTATTCTTTCTTCTATAGAACTAGTTTTAGGTTCTAAATAATCACAATAAGATTGAGGCATCAGACTAAATCTGATTCTAATTTTACCTTCAGGGTTATACTCAAGTAGTTTTTCATTTACATACTTAGTAGCAAACGAACCCATAGCCCGAGGATGGTTCTTAAAGAAATCAAACAAGTATTTCCAATCATAGTGTTTAGCGTGTAAAGCCATATCAGAATTACAACCTATATCATAAGTTATAAACTCCGGATGAGTTTGATTAGGTTTTTCTACATCGGCAAACCAAGCGTGATGATCTACTGTAGTAAGTATATCTCCTAAATTAGTAGCAATATCTACACCTTCCGTTTTATGTCTTTTACAATAACAGTAAGAGCACTGGTAACCACAACCCATTATTATAGTTGGAGTCAGAAAATCAGTACTACGACCGCTCGGTCGAATTATCATAGATTTTCTTACTACTTTTTCAATCATTTTTCACATGTTTATTGATAAAATCAAAAGTTTAGATCAATAACTAAACGATTTCGTCCGTTTCGTTATTAATTTGTTTTCGTCTTTTTAAAAGATAATTACTTAATTTAAAGTACAAATCACTCGGAATAGATAAACCAAATCGGGCCCGTTTAAACGTAGCCCGACTTATGTTTAACTCTTCGAGTAATATTGATACTCTCAACTTTTTTACAATATGATTTTCAATAAAGGTTCGCTGTTCAACATCAAGACGATGATATTTTTTTATTTCACTCATTGTTTATCTAATAGCTTTACGTTTAACAAGCTTTCTAACATGCTTGCTTGACCGCTTCTGTTCCAGAAGTTTTACCATTATCTTTCTTTTTAGAAGTTTTTGAATTTTTTACTTCTTTTGAAGGTACTTCTCTGTAAGAAATATGAGTAATCAAAGGCTTGTAAATATGAGTTTCAACACCATGAGCACAGTATATGAATCCTCCAAAATCAAAACCTTCTTTTGATCTGGGACTTACTTTTTCGAAAAACTCTTCAAAATCTTCGAAACGAGTACCGCAAGCGAGTACGACTAACATTAATTTTACCATTATTTACGATTTTGTGAAAATCCTTCTTCTTTAGCAAACAGAGGATTCGTTTCGATATAATCATGACAAGCTCTACAAACTGATAACCAAGTTGTAGTATCAAGATAATTACCTCCAAGTCTTCCTTTTTTATGGTGAACGTCTGTTGATACCTGGGTACAGATCCCGGGTATATGTGCTTCACACATAGGTTTGTAAGTAAGAAAAAGTTTTCGTTGTTGAGAATAAATATTATCTAGTTTTTCTTTCTTAGAAGACCGGGGGCGTATAGAAGCAGTTTTCACAGTTGGTTTCTGCTTTACGTTACTAGAATGGCAACTCCAGCAATGCTTACACCACTTCTTACCCCCGTAGTTCTTCCAAATTAATTTTGGTTTATTACAACCATCACACTCCTTCAGACTTTTCATCATGTCTTTCATGAGATAATTGTTTACCGATATAAATACCGTTTTTTACACTGTGATTAAGAACACTAACAGGTCCTCTTATCTCAATAATATTGTTTTCTTGTTTTAAAAGATTTTTAACAATTTCTTCTTCAAGAGGATTTTGAGGAACTAGTATTAAACTAGCTCCTGAACTATTAACTATACATTCAACGTGCATATTTTTACGTTTTCTTTTAAGGTTAAAAAATTACTAGGTAAGATTTTCTCTGATATTAACTTGTTGATTATATCTTGTTTCTTGATACCTAATTCTTTGAAAGAAAGCATACAAATAAAATTCCGGTTAGCTTTATCCTGACTTATAATCTCTTCAGCTAACGGGCTACATTTGAATATAGAAAATATTTTGTTTGTTTTTTCTATAAGAATTTCTTGTTTCCAAAGATTTAAAATAAACTGAGTTTTACGATAGATATTCGAAATTCTTTTCTTTTCGAAATCTGACATGTTACTCAAAACCTTTTCTGGGTAAGAATTTATACCGTATAAAGCTTCCTTGTAATATTTTTCTTGAATTTTAGATAAATGATAAGATTCAAGAGGTACTTCTGTTTTGTAAGGGTGATTAAAAGTCTGATAGTTATCTATGACTTTTTTTAAATTACTAATATTATCAGCAATTGTTTTCATTTTGATTAGGATTTGTGGTGAATAAAAAGGTGGAGATATTACTCTCCACCGTATCTACAGGTATTATATTAAAGTTCGTCTAAATCCAAGTTATCAGAAAACTCTGGATTGTTTTGAGAAATAAGAGTTATACTCTCTTCGTAAGCAGCCACTATTTGCTCTTTATTAGTGTGAGCGATTAATACATCTTCCATGTTTGTATTTTGAACATAGAAAGTTTTACGATAAATAGGCTGATCACCGACACAACATACAACGTTTGTGTTACCGGCAACTTTATAATCGTTCTCAGGTTCTTTTTTGTTGAACGGCATGAGAGATTCTTTGATAATAATTTTACCAGGAAGTTCTTTACCAGCAGTCCATCCCAGGTTTTTAAGATCACCTCTTAAACCTAGTACCAAGGCGCTTAACTTTTGAGGTCTTAAAAAACCTCTTTCATCGATAAGATTACGAGTTTCGGTTACTCTGATGTAACCATACTCAGGATTAGATGTAGGAGTAATTACATTACCCGCTGCATCAGATGACACTTTTACAGCCATTTGAATTGATTTTTGTGATTAAAAAAAAATGAAACGATTTTATTCTTCCTCTTGATGAGGAGGTTCTATTAGTATTTCCGGCATACATTGCGGATCAGAAGATAATATGTCTAAGGTGTTAATTATTTCGTTTATACCCAGGGATAAAGGGTTATCTTCAAACTCTTCTGAATAATCGATAGATTGATCGATTTCAGTGTCTGTTTTTAAACGTAATTTCTGAGAAATAGAGGAATTAAAGAAAGGTGACGATACGTTGTATCCTGAATTTGATGCGATGATATCTTGTATATCTTGATCTGTTAGATTAAGATACTCTTCAAGAGATATTTCTATCGTTCTACCGTTAGGTAATGAATACAACATTTATACACAAAAACATTTAATACAAACTTACTCGTTATCAAACAAATTGTACTAAATATACTAATTTCTGGTGTACTATAACGCTAACTTTTACTTAAAAACTCATCAATATCGTTTTCAAAATCAGTATGATCTTTTGATAAATTGTATTCAGCTATATCGTACTCATCAGAATAAAGCTCACCTTTATCATTAAAATAACTAAATCGAACATTAACTGTGTTTCTAGTCAAAGACACACTATTAACTATACCTCTAAAACAATTTTTAAATAACAGTTCTTCTTGATTAGATTTATATCTCCAAGTAGGGCCAGAAGAATAAGGTAGTAAAACCTTATCTCCTGGTTTAAATTTGGAAACAATATCAAACCCGCTTAACATTTTAATAAATGTTTCTTCAGTTCTGGTATTTTCTAAAAGTTCAGTTATAAATAAAAAAGCTATTTTAGGATTATCAAAACCTTTCTCTAAACATTTCATCAATTTTTTCTCAATTATTTCAGAATCCAACGTTATCGAAATTCTCTGCTTCATTAGTTACAATTTGATATTTAACTTTTAAATGACTTATTTTAGCTTTTAAATAATCTTCTAGAACAAATCTTAAACTGATAGGCACTTCGCAATTTCTATATCCTTTAAATTGTTGGATTTGAAAAAATCTATTTACAGTAAGAGTAAACCTTTGATCAGCGTATAGAACAGAATAAATACCTATATTACCATTAATTATATTCTGAGCGTAATAATTATTTCTACCAACACAATGATCGTTAATAACCGATTCTTCTATAATACGCTCCTTAGTATCAATTATTTCTATAGGATACTGATCAAAACCCTCAAATAACTTTAAAAAACAAGTGTCAGGTTTTAATTCTTTCGGAATCCCTTTAAGACCTATTAGACTTGAGTTTCTACGATGTTCCACCTCGATTCTTTTCCAGGATCTAATTTTAATATTAAACGGTAGTTTAAGATAATAAATCTCACGTAACCAATCAGAAAACGTATAATTATACGTTGAATAATTAGTAAATCCCATAGTAGTAAAAAGAACATGTTTAAAATCAATATACTTAGGTATTACAGGAACTTTCGCTAAAGTATTTATTACATTTCTAAAATCGTTTTTATTTTTCATACGTTTGATTATATTGATTATATGATAATAATCATCAGTACAAAATTGAAAACGAAAAAGTGTTTTTGATACTTTATAACCTAAAAGATTATCGATAACCTCATTGTCTTTTACACCATTTTGATAATGTTTACTACTCACGGGTAAATGTCTTCCGCTATAAATATCTCTTTTCTCATAGATGTTGAGAATGATTTGTTCTAATCGTTCTAATAACATAAAATCAGCTCCTTCAAAAGAGTTGTAACATTTAGTATAAACTCTAATAAGCTTATTACGATTAATATTCATAAAACAATACACCTGACGAGGAGTTATTGTAATAATTGGACAATTTTCTGCAAAAGGATAAATATTACAGTGTTTATTTATACCATAACCGGAGTAAAACTTTTTATAACTGAGTTTATCTTTAAGTTTATCATAACCAATATTATAATAACAAACACGATGATATCTCATTCCTTTTTCAGTAGCAAAATCCGTAGCATTTTTATAACCGTTTTCTGATACATAATCTTTTATGATTTCTATTTTCAAATCTGTTTTATCTTTTTTGTTTTGAAAAGAGAGATAAATAAAATCACCTTCAGTACACTCTTTAGCTAACTTAAAACAATCGAGAGATTTAATAAAATCTACAATTTTGTGATACGTTTCTTCTATATAGGTCATGATAAAAGTTTAAAAGTAAAAAAAGGACTCAGTGTTTCGTACTCTTTACTCTTATAAAAATCATCGTGTAACCTAGCCTGGGTATAATCAAATGTAGCTTGGGCTTTTTTAAGATAAAACCCTACAAGTTTAGGAGCATCGGTTACTTCTACAGAATACTTTTTGTCTTTGATATCCAGAATAGATACAACTGGTTTATCGATAACAATTTCATACCGAGGATTACCTTTAGCTAGTTCGTAATTTGCAGTTATGTACGTTTTATTATTGTTAATAGTAACTAACGCATTATAAAAAGCTGTCTGTAACAATGAGGATTTAAGAAACCAGTCTTCTATTTCATCGGCATCAAAATGTTTGTGTTCTATAAGAACAAAATGATCATGATTATCTAAGATTTCGTCAAACGTGTATTTTAAATCAAAATCAGAGTTTACTTTTAAAGTACCGACAAGTTCTATTAGATGAGACTTTGATTTATCTTTTGCCGATTTATCTCCCACAATCATACGAGGAGTTACTACAGGTTGTATTTTTTTTAAACGAGTGTAAGTTATGGCCATCGCGCTCTTTTTAACAAGATCAGCGCATGAAATTATAATTTTTGACATGGTGTTAGAATTGGTGAATAAAAGATAAAAAAAAGGTGTAGATTTTTATTATCTACACCTATTATTTACAGTTCTACCTGCTCGTACCGCGGTGAATTAATCACCTTTAGCATCATCGACACCGGATCTGTAACTGTACCATCAAGAACTGACATCAGTATTGAAGGACTAAACCCGCTTACAAGAGCCACTCCCTTATCATTGATCGTAGCCGGAATGTTATTTAGTCTACCGTTTACGTTCCAAAATACTACTGAAGGTAATTTGTAACCGGCTCTAGAATACATTTCGCGTAACGAATCAAGATTAGAAAGATGTCCGCAACTATCAAATTCCATATCAGATATGATAAGAAGTGATGTTGGCATCTCGTTTTCAGGTAAGTTTTCTCTTACAGCCGAGTTTAAAATAAGACTAAACACAGCGTTTAAATCTGTATTCATACCCCATTCGGCATTGTCCAACTGACGAAATCTCTGATAAAGATCACCTTTTAGAATCTGTATCTTAGGTTTACTAGAGAAAGTAACAAAAGCATCTTTGAAAATACCTCGATTCTTTTCACTAATATATACTCCCAGGGAAACAGATACTTCCATAGGTAAACCCTCCATACTTCCTGATACGTCACATATCGGTAAAATACGATGATTTTCCGACTTAGTAAGGTAATCTGGTAAAGCGTTCCACTGAGCCTGAACCTGATCTTCTGATTCGTCCATCAAATACGCTCTGTAAAGCTGATTAGGAAATAACACCGAAGCGTTTATTTTCTTATCACCTTTAAGTACGTCTGTGATATACTGACTGAATCTAGGATGATCATGTTTACCAAAAGACTTGGCATAAGTTCTCATCGCTACAGACGGAACCTTAGAGTACTCGATAGCATCCCATTCGTTGTTACACATTTGCGTCTCAACTACTTTAGTCATCTCTACGAGAAACTTTCTAAGCGTCTTAGGCTTTTCTTCCTGGTGGATACGAAAAGCGTTAAACCATTTCCCTTTACGAGGGAAATACTTAGCCAAAAGATTTCTCTGAGAATGATGACTTAACGCCCAGGCAAAGTAATTTAATAACTCCTGGGTAGGGCGCATCTTGAAGAGATCCTTAAAATACCCGTATTCATAAACTAATGGATATATTTTGGTAAATACATCCGGATAAGTTTTCTGAATATGTGATAAGATTATCTGAAAGAATCTTTTCTCACCGGCACCTCCACGCGCATCACGGGCCCAGAACAACACTCTAATTGCTGTCAAAGGACTTTGACCAAAAGCTCTTTCGAATAATAGAATTATATCTTCTTCAGACATAGTACGCGAAGCTCCGGCCAGGAAAAACATGTCTAAACAAAAGTTAAGACTTGTACTGTTAGTAACAGCACCATTGTGGGTTAGAGAATTTTTAGTTCTCATAGCG